CCCAAGCGGTGGCGTTGTTATCTATGAATGCCATAATCTTTTAATTATTAAATGTGTTATATCTGAATTTTACTTTTGCGTTGATAAAAAACTGTTTTATATCCCTTTCTTCAAAGGTCTGTATCATCTGATGAAGCTCTAATCTGTAATTGCGTAGGGCCGTTTTAGCTTTCTCTATGATAGGCATTAAAGCACGCTCGATAGCATCACAACGTACAAAGTCTTTCATGTACTGATTGTCGTTGTTCTTTACCATAGGGACAAAAATATTGATGTTAATCACCCCCGTTTGATATTGACCGTCTAACCCAGTAAGGAACGCTATTACACAATCCTCTTTTTGTGAGTTCAAAGGGCGTACACCACTACGGTATGTTTGCCCATTAATAAGGGGATTTATCTTATCCTTAAAGTACTTGTATATGTCGGTTTCTATTTGTGAGGCTGTTTTTTTCATTGCGATAATGCTTTTAAGAGTTTCGGAACTTCACGCTCGGCCAATAGTTCAGCGGAAGTAAGTACATTGTAGTTGCGAGCTTCTACATAAGCAGCGTACTTCATTCCTGCTACTACTACCAATACAAAACCTTTTGGATATTGAGAAATTACTTTCTTGATGAATGTTTCACCCTCTGTTTGTCCGTTTTTTCCTTTCTCTTTTCCTCTTTCAGTAGGGGCAAATCCTCCTTTTTCAATGGGTTTGCCGTCTTGTAGTACTACATAGCCTATTGAGGAGCGAAGGTTACCCGTTTGGTCTTGATAGCTACCGTGCTCACGAGCTTCATTGATACACTTTTCACCTACAATACGAAGGATACGAACGATTTTCTCTTCGTATTTGGCTATTTTCTGCTGTAGCATACGCTCTATATCAGCGGGGGTGAATTGTGGTGTTATCATACGAATATACGGCAATGAAAGTAATCTCTTGAAAATCGTATCACTTGCTTTTCGAGGCGAATATTTCCCTCAACATCTACTACTTGCAAGGTTGTACCCGCTTCTATTTTGGGTGTATCTTTAGGAGCATAGACAGTAGCAGAACATTCAAATATTTGTCCGTCTACTTTGCTTATCTTTTGCCCCGCTCCTGCTATCTCATCACGGCAAATACCTATCTCTTGCCACTCGATAGGGTCGCTTGGATAGGTAGGTATACCGTCATCGTTGATAGTAGGGTTTTGTGATGCTTTCACCTTCAATAGGTACGGGTATATTTTCATTTCCTTGCAGTATTTTAGAATAAGTGAGTAATATCTCTAACAGTGGCTTTTTCCTCTAACAAATTAACCCTACCGAGTTGCTTACAAAGGAGATTATAAAAGGCAGTAATAGCTGATTTGTCATAAGAAAAAGATAAACCACCCTCAGAAAAAGACACTGGACGCAATAAGAGTTCAGGAATGAGATTATAGAAAAACAACTTGGTTTTTCTCTCGTTCTCCTCGTTGAACTCATCAGAAAGCCCCAAACCTACTCGCTGCATTTCGGCAATGAGTAGGGTAGTGGGGTATTCCACGTTCCATAGTTTCAGTTTCTCATCTATGTACGCTTGTGCGGTCATCATTAGCTTAATTTGGTTTTCAAAATGAGCTTGCGACTTACATTGTTAAGTACTGGAGTAGCAAAAGCTGTTGCCTTTGTTGAAAGCATTTCAGGGTCTTGTTCCGCCCAAGTACTCACCAAAATAAAGCTATCGGAAACTACCTTAGTAGTAGTTTCGTCTTTACGGCTAAATGTAGGTGTTATGGTGTAATAAGTTTCACCTACTTGAGTATTGTCAGTAAAATGAATGTTACCCAATTCCCAACCACTGGTAGTGGTTTTAACACCTGACTTAGCTTCTTCACTTACATAGCTTTCCCAAATTATTACTTCAGGAAGTCCGTGCGCTCTTAGTGTCTCATTAAGCTGTGCCAAAGTAGGCTCTTGTGCTACGTTAAGTGCGTTTTGAGCAAAGGAAGCTGTAAATTTCACTACGTTTGTAGATTTTACCATTTGGAAGAATGTAGGTCTATCCATAATAGCATAAGCATAACGGAATCCTTTCTTAACAGCTTCTTCTTGTACTTTTCTAAAGTCAGCGATAGGGTCAAATGTAGCTGCATTGGCTGGTAAAAACCAATCTTTTTCAGTGTTTTCAGTACCCACACCAAATTTTACTTTAGCACCTGCCATAAGTGTATATTCTCCTTTAGAAACGGCTTGTTTAGCGAGTAATTCCAAACGAGCGTTTACCCCATTGACACAAAAGATAGGGTCTTCATAAATAGATTTTAGAAGTTCTTTGTAAGCACTTGAATCTTTACCCCCATAACGATTTGAAATTGCACGGATATTATCCAAACGGATAGTATCGCGCTCAGTCATATCACGGGCTACTTCAATTTTAGGGATTTCCCCTTTTACTTTTTCTACAAAATCACGACTTTTACGTGGAGATTTTGAGCCAATAGCCACAATTTCAGCAGCAACCTTGTTATCGGTATTTTTCTCAATAGAAGCCCAATCTAAGGTTGTGTTGAACTTCAAAGGGAAATAATTACGATACTGCAAGTCGCTTAACGGATTGTTATTTACCACGAATTGCAAATCAGCTTCACGAAATTCGGGCACGATGTTTACAGCATTAATTGTATTTGCCATTTGTTTGTTGTTTTAAAGATTAATAAAAAGTGATACGGGTAAGGACTTTTTTCATAAATCCTACACCTACTTTTTCTTTATCAGGCAAAGCCTCAGTGCGGGCAGTACCCGATAAAACTACAGCTACCATAGGAAAATCGTCAATAGCAATGTCTTCAGCTGTAAGTCCTACAGCTGTAGCAATGTTGGTGTCTGAAAAAGTTTCATTCACTGGCTTGTAAGTCCCGTCAGTATGAGGGACAAGGAGCGTACCTGCGGGTACTACGCCATCTGTAAAGCGTTTTTTAGCTTCAGTAGCGTTAATATGTACCCCAGCTGGGAGGGTGGCTAATACTTGGTCAAAAACAACTATTTGCCTACCTGCGGTTTGTTTAGTTATCTGTTTCATTGTTTTTTAAATAATGCTTGTACTTCTGCGGAAGGTTCATTTTCTTTCAATCCACCTCCTACAATAGGTCTTGAGTGTGAAGAAAGCCCTGCATTTGCTTGCGTTTGCAAAAATGCTTGTTCATCGGCTTTTAGTTCGTTTACAAAGGCGTTCATTTCTTCATCGTCTTTGAAAGTGCGCTCTAAGTGTCGCTTGTAGAATGTTTCTGATACCCCCTGCGTTTTGAGTTGGTTTAGGAAACGTTCTTTAGCACTTTGTTGTTGCTTTTCTGCTTGGAACGCTGCAATGGTTTCATTTTGTTTATTGACAACTTCCACAAGGCCTTTTGCCCACTCTGGCATTTCGTCTGGTTTAGGTTCTGGAGTAGGCGGGTCTTGAGGCTTTGGATTAGATTTAGCCCTTTCTTCTTCAAGTTCTTTCTCTAACTTCTTGCGAGCCTCCTCTGCCTTTGTAAGGCTGGTACGCCCTTTGTCTGCTACTGATTGCAATAGCTTAACCTCATCTTCAACTCCTTTGACGGCGTTTTCGATTTCACTTTCTTCTTTAACCGCATTCGCTAATCGGGTAGCGATTGCTTTTAAAATGTTTTCCTCTAACCCCAAGTGCGCATACTTGGTTTTGAGAGATTGTAATAATTTATCTACCATAGATGTACAATATTTTGTTTATGCAAAAGTATGAGGTAATACGCTAAGTAATGTAATGCTGATTTGACATTTTTTTGACATATTTAAGAGATGCGAAAAAAGAGGTGTATTATGTAGTAATTTTGCGGTGTAAACCTTTAATTTTATAGTAAATGGAAAAGATTTTTATTAAAAACCTTAAGGGGAACGACAAGTTGCTGCATTCGATGTGTGGTAATATTCTTTTTGTTGTGTCGTTTCTGATTGCTTGGCTGTGTTATTCATTATGGGAAGCCTTTGTGATTGCTGTTGGTGTGGTACTGCTTGTAGGACTCACTAAGGAGTTATACGACAAGTACATCAAGAAAACATTCATTGATTGGTGGGATATTGTGGCGAGCCTTATGCCTTATTTCATTGTTAAATATATTAATAAATAAACTCAATTTATATGGAAAAAATCTTTGTAATTCTATGGATACTACTCGGTATCTACATTCTTGTACTCCTTATGATATTCGCCGACCTTTGGAGTGGTGTGCGCAAAGCAAAGCGTATTGGTGAAGCACGAACCTCCTATGGATATAGGCGTACCATTAGCAAGATGGCGCAATATTATAACATACTTATAGCTTGTACTATTGTGGATAGTATGTACGGCTTGCTCTCTTGGTACTTAGAAATCTATTACCAAACCTCATTGTGGCTATTTCCTTTTATCACTTTCTTTATGGCAATAGTGCTATGTCTAATTGAAATCAAATCGATACGCGAAAAAGCCGAAGACAAAGTGCGGTTAGACCGAGCGGGGCAAGTCGTTCAGCAAGTGTTTATCAATCGTGAGAATTTAGAGGAAGTTGCTAAAACCATCTCTAATTATATGAATGAAAAGGCTGAACAGTCTGAAAAATCTCAAACCTCTAACAACGAACAATAATGACACCGAAGGATTTTATAAAGCAATACAAGCCTTTTGCGATGGAAACAGAGCGCAAAACGGGGATTTCGCACCTCTTTATTTTGGCACAAGCGGCGTTGGAAACGGGCTGGGCTAAGAGTGTGCCAGGGAATATGTTTTTTGGCGTGAAGGCGAGCAAGGACACACCTGCTAACAAAAAGCAATTGTTAAACACTACTGAGGTGCTTAATAGCCCTAATATGAAGCATTTATTCCCGCTGGTGTTATCGGTTAAGATGCTTACTAATGGTAAGTGGTTGTACAGGGTGAAGGACTGGTTTAGGAAGTACGACACACCTGAAGAATGTTTTACTGACCACGCTCAGTTCTTTTTCAAAAATAAAAGATACGCTAAGGCGTTGGAGGTAAAAGCAGACCCGTATAAGTTTGCTGAGGAGGTAGCCAAAGCGGGCTATGCAACGGCTCCTGATTATGCCGATAGTTTAAAGAAGTTGATTAAAATGATAGAAAGTTATGAATAGGATAATTATTGCATTATTAGCTTTTCTTGCACTCATAGGGTGTAGGACACGAAAAACGACAATTGAGGAGCAAAAGCGGGTGCAAAAGGAGCGTATTATAAAGTATAAGGATAGTACGGCTATTTTTCAGCAAAACGCTCAAACCTTGCAGCTTGATGCGCACGCCTTGCAGGAATATGAGGTAACCCTTGAAAGTGATAGGGATAGCGTGGGGAATAGTAAGGAGTTGGTATATTACCGCATTCGTGATGGTGATAATGAGACTATTAGGGTAAGTGGTGGAAAGGTGAAGATTACGACTAAAAGCAGTCTATCCAATAGCCTAATAGAGGCGAAGGCAACCCTTACTAATACGGTTATACAAAGCTCTAAGGAAGAGCGAAGGATAAACGAGGCGATAACGATAGCTTATAAGACAAAAGATGTGAAAGGAATAGTAATAAGATGGTGGTGGATAGTGGTGGTGCTATTGGTGGTGTGGATAGGTTGGCGATATAAGTTATTTCGGTTTTAAGAAAGTGAAAGAAAAAGGCTATTAGCGTGGTGCTGATAGCCTTTTTTGATTGGTGATTAGTGAGTGATTTACTGCTCCGCTTGGCTTTTATCATTCGTGGTTTGACCATTGATAATAGCAGCGCAAACCTCGTGAATGTGCTTGTATAGTTCAATATCTGAGGGTTGGAAATTGTCGTTTTGGATATTGAAGCCTTGAGCGGTTGCTGTACCCTGAATG